CAAGGATTTTGAAAGAAAATATCTTAACGAATACGAAAAAACTTTTTCAAAGGATGTCTAGGTTTAGGTTTTTCTTTTCTCATTTCTGCTACAACACGATTAGCTTCTAGTTCTATCAATCTATTTAACAAAGAAGCCATAAAAATATCTTGGTCAAATTTTTTTCTAACAAGATGAGTGCAATATCTTTTTATATCAACCAAATCATCAGCTTTCATTATTTCTCTACATTGCATTTCAATCTCTAATTCCAACTCTGGAGGTGCTGGTTCGATATTTATGTTGAGAAATTTAGTGATTTTCATGTTGTAGGGAAAAGTTGTTTTTCTAAAATTTCAACTGCTTTATCATCAAGTGTATTTGTAGTTTGTTTTGCGAT